AGGATCCGGATTAATTGGATCTTCCATTTGTTGTGTTTGAACTGGTGGTTGAGATAAAGTTACAGGTTTCTCAGCCTGCGCTTCTTCTCTACCAGCTTTAGCTTGCTCTAGTTTTGCATTCTCAAAAGCGAGTGTTGCAATTCTTTTGTTCGCTTCAACTTGAGCTGTCGCATCACCAGATTCAATTGCTGACGCTAATTCTTTTTGCGCTGCTTCTAAACCTGAACTAATGCTGGTCTCAAATTTTTTAACATATTCAGAATCAGTTTTTTCAAACCTTTTTTCTAGAATTTGTCTTTTTTCTTCTACACCTTTAGCGTAATCTAAAGCAGCTTGTTCTCTTCTTTCTGCTTCTCTCATTTTACGAGTTAATTTCGCAATACGAGATTGTACACCTTTACTGTAGTCTTCTAGTTCTCCGTCATTTTTTTGTTCCTCTAACTTTGTTTCTCTTTCATTTTCAAATGTTTTATCTGTTCCTTGTTCTATGTTTTCTGTTTCAACAACAGCTTCGTCTTTTGCTTCTTCAATATCTATAGTTGCATCGGGACCCGATGTATCTATATCCACTGTCTTTTTTTGTTCTTCTGTGTCTGGCATAGTTACTCCTTCCTATGATTAAAACTCATGCAAGATGTCCTCTGGACTATCAATTGTTGCTAACACTTCATCGTCGTTTAGCAGACGAATCTCCCCACCTTCTATCTTGATCCGTGATCCGGCGTAACGTGCAAACATTACCCAATCATTGACCTTGCACCACGGGCCTTCAGGATATCTTTCTTTATCCTTATAACATTGTGGACCCATGGCCATAACCAAACCACACTGAGAAGCAACTTGTTGTCTCTCAATTGTTGTTTCGGCTAATACTAATCCACCTTTAGTTTTCTCTTTCATCTTGAAAGGTAAAACCATTATTCTCCAACCCGTAGGTTGTGGAATTTTTCCTTCTTCTTTTTTCTCTGATTTTTTTACACCAATAAGATCATTGTTTGGTGTTAATATCGATGACTGTTCCTTCATTGTGCTCCTTATCGTTTAGCAGGTTAGAGATTTCCTGACGCACTGATTCCAGTGCATTGATTTGTCCTATTATATACTTGTAATTTTCCATACTGTCAACCCCACCGGACGTTACCGAAACTGACAATTGATCTATTCTTGAATCGAGGAATCTTAAAGTTTTATTGATTACTGTTTCTAATTGCATTTAACATTTCCATCTTCTCCGTGCTTGTCTGATTCGAGAATTAGGATCGTTACGTGTTTTAGCTGACGAGTTTCTTAATTGACCTGCGCTTCTTGCACAGTACGACTTACGTCGGTTTGCAGCTTTGGACCCTTTTTTCACTTTACCAGTCACGGCTGTTTTTAATTTACTTCCAGGGTTTGCTGCCCTGTAAGCTCTTACACCTTTAGCTGTCATTCCAGCTCCAGATTTTGTTGGTCTGTAGTTACCACCTTTAGTAGTGGTTTTTCTTATAGGGTTTTCCCTACTACGCATTATGCTTTCTTAGTTGTTTTTTTAGCTGTTTTAGCTGATGCTTTTAAAGCTTTGTCTGTAACAGAACCTTTACCAGGTTTACTAGTTTTATTTTTTTTAGCTCTGTTCATATAATAATACAAACCTTTTTTAGCTTTTGTTCCATCTTTTTTTGTATGAAATTTACTAGCGTCTGCTCCACCACCTTTACCAAATTCTTTTCTTGTTGCTCCACCATCTTTGTAACCCATTATTTTTTTAGCAACATCTGGGTTTTTTGAAGCTAGTTTATTCATACCTTCTGAAGGATATTTACCTTTAACGTCTTTACCATCTTTATACATCATTCTATTTGACATTCCGCCACCCATTAATTTTTTTCTCATTATTTCTCTCCTATAAATTTTTTAACTATTTTTTCGTTTCTTTTATCTTTAGCTTTTTCTTTAGCTTTTTTAGCAGCTTGATCTATATTAAACATAGTTTGATCTAATTTTGCTTTAGACATTTTAGTTTTGTGCTTAGCAATATTTAATTTACTTGTAGCTTTTTCTAATTTTGTTTTAGGAACATTTGGTTTGACCTTTGTAATAGTATCAAAAACTTTTTTTCCTGCTTTAACGTAACTAAAAATTCCCATTATTTTTTTCCTCCGTTTTTAAAAATTTGTGTACCCTTTATACCATAAATACTCGCCACGACAAGAATCCACAAATTTGTGAACCATGAAGGGAGCTGCGAGAACATGTCAAAGAACAGTTTTACCTTGTCCATCGCTGTTGGGTCCTCACTTACAACTGCCCACGCCAAAATTCCTATGGGCAAACTTAAAATTATCAAAACCGCCTCGTCCTTCCAGTCCGATTGTCTAGCTTCAAGAAGTTTACCTTGGTAAGCTTCTTTTCCTTCGGCCATACGAGAGGCATGCATCAATTGTGCGTCTGACATTGCCATTTTAGTCTTCTGCTTGTTAGCGTAAATTTTACTTCCAGCAGAAACGGCTAATTTAATTGCCTGAAACCACATATTAGTACCAAGTAGCTGTTTTTTTCTTGTCAGCTAACATTCTTTTAGTTCCTCTAACTTTTTCTTTGTCTCCTGTAGGAAGATAATTGAAAGCATTGTCTGCAGTAGTTTTAGATCTTGGATCTATCTCTACATTTTGACTTGGAACTGCCATTTGTTTTGCTTTTTTATAGTTCATCATAGTTTTTACCTTTACTAGTTTATATTAGCATTATTTTTTTTTGCAAGACTTACTCCTGCTCTTAATTCTGCTAATTCTTCGTTCTGATCCATCTTATCTTCAGCTAAATCTCTTGCTTGCATCAATTTTGCTCTTTCTAAGTCTTCTTTTGTTTGATCAGCTTCTCTTTTTCTATCATTTTCCATTGCTCTTAGGTCAACTTCACGTGATTTTAACTTTAATAGTGGGTCATTATCAAATTGTGAAGTAATTTCATTCTCTTCTTTCATAAATTCTTCAGTCATTTCAGCAATCAAGATAGCTTTTCTTGATTCAATTTGATTTGTAAGCATTTGTAACTGTTGTTGAATCTGTGGATCCATTGCAGCCATCTGTTGCATTTGTTGCATCTGCATCATTTGTTCTCTGAACTCCATTTGAACTTGTTCTTGAGCCATAATTGAAATGTGCTCTAGTATATTTTTTTGTATTGCAGCCATAACAGCAGGATTATTTCTAACCATGTTAACAGACATAAAATTTAAGTGAGCTGTGATGTGTGCTCTGTGATCTTGACCAGGGAAAGCTTGAAAAGGTTTACCACCCATTGCATCAATGTGCTCTAAACTTGGATCTTTAGGTGCAGTTGGTGCTGGTGGAGGTAGAACTGCATCTATATCTTTTACACCAATCGCATTATACATATTTCTATAGATTTGATACATGTTGTGCATCTGTGGATTACTTGTTGCAATTTGTAATTGCGTTTGTGCAAGTGTAATTCTTTGAGACATTGAAAATATATTAGGATCTGCAACTGGTACAACATCTACTCTATCATCAAAATCAGTTTGTTTAATATTTCTTGCGCCACCTACAACATCGTAAGGATATTCTGGTGGTAAATATTGAGCAACTATTTTTCCTAATAATTTAAATTCTTGTTTCATCGCTGCGTAACATCTTTTGTGAATCGCAGACATCACACGTGAACCACGCTCAAGAAGTGCAACTGTCGTTCCAACTGCAGCACCTTGATTACCATCGCCCACTTGCATATCAGCAATAGCCGCGAACCTTTGACCTGCTTGTACAACTACTCCCAGTAACTGTAACAATGTTGGACTTGGTTCTTTGTATGGTAATGGAAAGAATGCATCTCTTAAATTTCCACCTGGTGCATCTACATCTTTAAATTCACCTGGTTGTATTGGTGATGCCTCATCTCTAACTCTAACTCCACGCTGTTTAAATCCAGCAGGTAAGTTAGCTAAAGTTCCAGCATCTAATAATTGACGGAGAGCAGCCGTTGCCGTTCTGCTCAATCCGCCAATCATATGAATAAGTCCAAAGCCATAAAATCCTAGTCCTGGCAGAAACTTGAAGTGGACAAAATATTGGATTTTAGTTTTCTTTAGATCATCGGGTGCATAGTTTCGTCTAATAGACAAAACTTCTCTACTACCTTCTTCGACTGTAACGAGGTAAGGTAATTTTATTCCAGTTGGTTCTCCATCTGCTCCAACATCTTCAAAACCTTCTAAGTCTAAATTAACATGACACTCTAACAAAGTATATACAGGTTCGTTCTTACCTGTCTTCTTAGTTCCTTCTAGCTCACGTTCTTTTTTAGTTAGTTCTCCATTAGTCTCTGTGCCTGGAGTACTTAATTCTACATCTCTGTAAAAACCTGATACTTGTTGTTTTCTTAATTCATTTTCTGAAATTTTCACGGTATGAATAACTGCTTCCGCATCATCTAATGAGGTTGCTGTATACGGTACAATTAATTCATCCGCTGGTACAAACTTCGATACCACTCTTCCAAGTGGTACGTCGTAGTAAACTTTTTTAAATGTAGAACCTGCAAGTGGTAAATGAAATAACATAGAATCAAATTCAGATTCATATTCTTTCATCGTGTCCATAATTAAATAATTCATGTAATCTTTAACACGTTGTGATTGCTGTTCAGTTTGTGGATTTTTAACTCCTATAACTTGTGTTCTAACTGGTCCATCACTTGGTAATAATTCTTTATATGCTTGAGCTTGAAACTGAGTTACAGCTTCAGCAAGAACTGGGTGTGTTGCACCTGAAGCTCCTTGAAATGGTTCAGTTCTATTTTCATATTTGAAACCTAATAAATCTAATCCTGTTGTGTAAGCGCTCTCCCATTCTTTTCTAGATGATTTGTAGTCCATGTAATTTTGAACCATTTCATTTCCAATTGGATCTAAAATATCATCTGGTAAAATATCAGCTAAGTTATCAAAGTGTGATTCTGTTCCAGGTACATTTATTGATCCTGGTTCAAAGTCTAATGTAACTCCACCGTCTTCTTCTGGGATAACCTCTACAGGTCCTTTTTCAATATCTTCTTCCTGAACACTAACTTCTTCTGCCATCTCTTCTTCTGAAGGGATATCAATTTTAGTTCTAGTGTTAGGGAGTCCTTTATCTATATCTGCCATTTATTACTCCTTTATCTTCATAGCACGATTAAATAGACCTTGCAACCCTTGAGGTGTAGGTCCTGATTGTGGTGCAGGGCCTTTGTCAACCCCTGCTACTTTTGCAATACCACCGCCTGCTTTCTCAGTTCTAAAGTTATCTGCAAAATAATTCATTTTATCTTGATCTCGCATAACTTGATTAAAAACGTCAATATTAAAGTTTTCAGG